GGCTTGATGGCTAATCTCATGTTTTAACCATCGTTCTATCTTTGCAATTACTTGATTAGATACATCATCTGGATTACCTATCATCACTGTCCCTCCTTTGGGTATCTGAAATAATTAAAAGTTTCGTCCAAGACATGATGAATAACGTAAGTATAGTTAGCATCTTGCCAAGCAGAAACAACTTGAGACTCTGCATCCATATAATCTATATGATCATCAGGTATCTCTCCAGGATGCTCTGGGTGAGCGATATCTTCTGGGTGCCAATATTCGACATAACCGAAACCATGACCTTCCTCTAATAGTTTCCATGCCATGCTTATGCTCCTTTCGTATTTATATTAACTAATTCCGAAAGGTTAGTCACAAGAACATAATTAGATTTATGCATAGGAACAACAGTATGAACTTTTTGTTTAGCTTCTTTATCGCCACAAGATAAACAGGTATCATACCCAAGAGAAGCCCTGCGAGGGGGCGAAATAACATCATCGCATACTTTACAATACATTAGCAATATCCTTTCTACTTTCTTTATTTTTATTATACTAAAACAAAAAGGCAATTTATATAGGAAAACTATGCTTTTTATCGTTGAACTTGTAGCTAAGTGTATCTTCCATTTCTTCAATATTGATTGAATAAAAGTTCTTGTTTTTTAATGGAGCAGAGAAGAACTCTAATCTCTTTTCTGCTTCTTCTCGTGTTCGATACGAACCAATGAATGATGATCCGTGGTCCCCACGTCTTTTAATACGAATACGATAATAACCTGTTGTTGAAAGTATCATGCTACATTCTCCTCTACATGTTTTAAAACTGCGTCGGTAAGTACGGCTAAAGAACTACCACGACCTGCTTTCATATATGATGCTTCTAAAGCAGTATGAAGATTAAAACGTCGTGCCATATCTTCTACAATTCTATGAGACGAAACTCCTTCGAGTTCTTTAATAATTGAACCATCGTCTGCATAAATATTTCCTTTATGAGAGCCATCAGATTTATAAGTACGAATGAAACTCTTTACATACTTTGGTGGAAAGCCTAACTCAGTAAATGTTTTTATATCCCAAATAGTATGAGCATCGTATAAGATCTCTGCTAAATCTCTTTGATTAGCCTCTACTAATACTTTCTTAATTCGCTTAGTTGTTAAATCCATTGGCATCCTCATTTTGATCCTCCTCTTTAATATATAATCCGTTAACCAATTTTCCTTTTCTATCTTTAATTTCTTCGTAAGCATAATCCATACAAGAAACTAAAGACATATTATTTCGCATACAAATATTAACCATAATAACTAACATATCACCAATAGCATCTGCTATCAAAGCCTTCGGGACTTCTGGTGTATCGTAGGAGTCTGCTTGAATAACTGCTTGGGATAACTCGCCTAGTTCTTCTACAAGTTTTAGAACTTGATCTTTACTTGTACTACCCTCGATAAGGTTACGATCTTCATGCCACTTCCTTATCAAGCCCTCGAGAGTATAATAATCATACGGCACTTTCATCATCTACCTCCAGTATATTGACTAGCTTGAGTTCATATTGAATCATACTATGGTTTTCGTGAGAGTAAACTTCTAAAGTGTTTTGGTGTAAAATATATGTTTCATGTTCTGTTTCTAACATTCTTGCACCATCTGATTCAACACCTTGAAAAGTTTGTAGATCACTTGCTGATAGACCTCTCCAATCTTGTTGGATAATCTGTTCTAAAAGGTTACTAGCGATACCTGTTGAACGACCATAAGATTTTTGTTTAAAATGTTTCATGTAGAATCACCTCCTCGATAAGGAAAAAGAGTGTCAGCATGACACTCTATTATATCCCAACTAAGCCCTACACAAGCATCATGTTTTTCCAAACAACGTCGCAATACTTGTCGAGCTTGATCTTTAGTTAGTAGTGGACATTGCTCCATAACATCTTCTGTGCACCATTCTAATGTAATAGTGTCTTGATCTACTTGCTTCATTAGTCTACCCAATCCATTCTTATTATTTCGTGTTTATTATCTATTACTTTTCTAATCTGCTCTTGACTATCAGCTTCGATCATAAACTCTACTAATTTGTTGAGATCTTTATTAATAGCTACTTTAACATAATATCTATTTTCCATTAGAACCCTCCTGATTAGTCACATGAAGCAAGACCCATTTACCTTGAGATTTAGTAGTACCTAACTCAAAAGAATACAAGGTCATATTATTAATAATAAATAAACGAGTGCCATCTGATGTTTCTAAAGCCCTCGCTCCATCTAGGGGAACTTCACCAAACACAGGCTTATAAAGAGTAATCTCATCATCGTTTAAACTTCGCCAATCAAAGCTAACAATTAATTCTAAAATTTTAAAAGGGGTCATATCAAACTGGTGTATGCCATGACCACATCTTGGACAAGTAATCGCCATCTTTCTTCCTTTCTAATATTTCAATGGGTTTTCTTCTACAGGTGCAGAGTTTTGATAAAACTCTTTTGCATGTTTAAAGTCGTTTGTACGACCTGGAAAATTAGGCTCATACCTTGATATAGGTTCACCTAGCTTATGCTGAACATATAAGGTATCATACTTAATCCACCACGCATAAACATCTTTTACATTAAAGTCTAATAAATAACATGAAGTTACTTCATACTTAGCCTCTAACTCATAACACATATCTGCCATATTCTTCCTTTCTAAAAGTGTACTAGAAGTAGGACATTACCGAGTGTCTTCCGTCGAAGTCAAAGAGGGTCTGATATTCCGATAGCAACTCTGTCTAACCTCATGCTATCGCCCCACTTCTAGTACGTTGCAACATTTAACAAATAACATGAGACTGGAGGTAGCCACCTCATGTTACTTTTATATTATAGTAAAAATATTAAATGAATAAAAACTAAAAATAATGTTTCTTATGCCGACTCATCGCCATTATTATCGTAAGGACTTTGAGTAGTTGGAAACTCACTATGAATATTTTCAGTTATTTCTTGAGTATCTTTATACATAGGAAATAAATTATACATTAATAATCGCATATCTTCAATATTTGATACTTCTTTCATTGCTCCAGGAACTTTTTCTAGTTCTTTTATCGCAATATAAAGGGCTTGACCAATTATATATTGACCTCGCATACTTGCAAATAACTTCCTTGCTACTTGGATCTTCTGTTCTTTAGACATCCAATTTCTTCTTTCTATTTTTTCTTGTTCACTCATCGCTTTCTCCCTTTCCATGTATGATTTCCCAAGTGTTTTTATAATCTTCTTCTGCCGTGTCGATGGATAACATTCCGTGTGTAATTAGATACTCGGAATAAAAGTCGAACGTCTCATCGGCAGTAGCACCCTCTAGCTCAACTCCTTGACCTATAAGGTTTGCAGCGATTAGATCTGCTTCGTTCTTAGCACCTAACTCTCGTAGCTTTCGCCATGCGACAACAGCCATGATGATAGGCATCGTTATAGTTTTTTCGGACATTTAATACTCCTTTTTATTTATTATAATAAAAATAAAAATGGAATTATATAAGAATAAAATGTTTATACTGCTTGCTTTGTATAATCTGACTCAGAGCCTCTCGTCCAACCTCTAACAGATTCAGCATGAGCTATGACTTTAGAAGCATCTTTAGCTTCACCCCAGTTTGGTCCAAGTTCCACGTCTACTTTTACAGGGACTTTTATTTCTACACAATGTTCCATAATTTCTTTTATCTTTACTGCTTGTTCTTCTGATTCTACAGAAAAATCTAATTCGTCATGAACTTGTATATGAGGTATAATTCCTTCTTCGAACAATAACTGCATTGCTTTTTTAGTCATATCTGCGGCACTACCTTGTATTAATCTATTCATAGCTTTATGTGTAAAAGCCCTTTTAATAGCATTACCATGTTCAGCATAAGCAGTTTTATGATCCATAATTTTTCGTGTACCAAACTGCATTGGCTCCCACTTATCGAAACGACAACGTCTTCCTAATAATGTTCTTATATTGCCTTGATCTGCAGCACGTCGTATAGCTCGTTCACTAAGGGCTTTTACAAATGGAACTCGTTCATGGTATTGACTAAATAATTCTTTTCCTTCTTCCATCGTTAACCCTAGACTACTAGACAGTTTTTGAACACCCATAGAATAAAATAATCCTAAGTTTATATTCTTTGCTTGCTTTCTTGGTATGCCAGCCATATCAGCTACGACTTGATGGAAGTCTGCATCTCCATCTCTAAATGCATCCCCAGCTTCTTTTGCCCCACGAAGTTCCATCATCTCTGCATAATGAACAACGAGTCTTGGTTCTTGTTGAGAGTAATCAAAAGCACCCCACTGACATCCCTCTTCAGGAATAAATAATGATCGGATAGCCGTGCCTATTTCAGGATCCCTTGCTGGGACTTGTTGTAGATTAGGATTACTGTAACTAAAACGACCTGTAACCGTACCACCATCATCAGAACGAAGTGGATGTAGTTCAGCATGAAGACGACCTGATTGTTGATTACTCATAAGCATTCCGTCGATAAATGTTGTCCTTGCTTTATTCATCTTTCGTGCTTTTACAATCAGCTTTGGAACTTCATGTTCGTGGTTTTCTAACCATGATTGTTGAAAGGAGGGTGATCCTTTTTCTGTAAAGTTATATGGTAGTTTTAATTTCTTAAATGCTTTTTCTATAGATGCATTCGCCCATATTTCTACATTTGATCCAACTAACTTTTTTATCTGTAATAAAGCATCTTCTTCTTTAGCCCTAAACATTTTAGACATACGTTCTGCATGATCTAAATCAATACGAACACCTTTAAACCTCATTTCGATAAGTAATGGTAGTATCGATGTTTCTAAATTAAATATCGACCATAAGTCTTGTCTTGATAATTCTTGTTTTTGAAACTTCCATAACCTTAATGTCATCGCAGCATCTTGTTCTGCATATGGACCAACATACATAGGTGGTAGTTCTGATATATCTGCTTTTGGGTCTACATTCCATGCTTCTGCGGCATCACGTAACAAGTCTTCACTTTTCGTTTCTTGTAAGTAATGTTTACCTAACGCATTTAAAGCATAACTAAATCTGTTTTCATCTATTAAAGGTGCACCGATCATAGTATCAATTATACGACCTTTTACATTAACACCCTCTGCTTTTAACCAACCAATATCATATGAAGCATTATGACAAACTTTATCTGCATCTGTAGATACCATGTCTTTTAACCAATTAAAAACAACTTTTTCGTCTAAGTTGCCCCCTGATCTATGTCGTATTGGAAAATAACCTTCCCAACCATCAGTAGCTACAGCGATACCAACAATATGTCCATCTTTCTTCGCCCAACCTGCACCTTTAGATCGTAAGTTAGGATCCCATGTTTCAAGGTCAATAGCTATTTCTTTAGCTTTGGATAAGTCTGGTAGCACTTCTGGAACTGTCCATGCACTATCAGGAGGGAACAGAGGATCCTGTAAAGGATTTTTATATTTCGGCAATGCTTTCTTCCCTTTCTCTGGGAAAGAGTTTACCTTATTTAACATTCTTTTGTAAAGCCATTTGTGCTTCGACTAAGAGCAGATAACGTCTAAGGTCTCTTATATCGTCTATAAGTCCTTCTGGTCTCTGATCCTCTTCTAAAGCTAAAAAGATATCGTAAGTATAATCGTTTGATTGGTTTTCTATACGATCCCACTTCCTAGCTAACATCATAAAAGCACCTATACCACCTCGCTTTTTCCAACTATCTCCATAAGACTTTTCTGCTTCATGCAAAGCACTAACATCGTCGTTAGCTAGTACATTAACTTTTTGTATTATCTTACTACGTTTCTCAGTCATTCTTAGCTCTCTCTTCCTTTCTTTCTAACCACTCCATACATGCTTTTCTCCAATCTGGTGCTTGGATAGTTGAGGCTTGCAGTATGGCATGTTTATAATCTTTTTGTTTATAATAGTTCCATGCCTCAACAAGAGGTATCGCTGTATAAGCGAATGTTTTCATATTACTAAAATGATCTGGGGTTATCCACATACCACCTAGTTCTTCATTATCTTTACTAGAACAAAACAGGTTAAAGAAATAATTTAAATCTTTATCGAAGTTTTGTTTATCTTGTATTAAGTCTTGCCATGTAATCTCTGGGTTAACTTCATAGCCATGAGGAGAGATACCTTTAGAAAGTTTCTTATCTAGTTCATTCCAGACATCTAAATAAACATGAGCATTATTACTAATTTGATGATAACAACCTACACTTAGCCCTGACATCGTTGCTATATATTCATGAAGCATACTAAAGTGAACTGCGTTAGCCCCATATGCACCCCAAATTAAATCATTAGATCTACAACATACAGTCATATCTAATTTTATTTGATTATTTTCTTCACCTAATTCTTTTGTTGGATAGGCTTTAAAATATATTTGAGTATTACAAGGAACATCTTTGCCTTTATAATGAAGATCGTGTACAGGATCCCACATTGATAAAACTATTCGCCTATCCCATTTATTCTCTTTTAGCTTTTTAATAACGTCATGTAATTGATCGTAGCCAAACTGGTTTCGCCAACGATAACCATAAGACCCATATAAAAAGTTACCATCGTCAGAAAACTCTTTCATTCTTTTTACAAATCTTGCTAATGGTTCTACATCTCTTCGACCAGCTAACATCCATAAACCTTCTATAAAATGAAAGAAAGGATTACAATTTCTCTCAGGAAGAAACATTACTCGTTCTCTTGGAAAGTTATAAGTAGAACAAACAGGATCTCTGAACATTAAGACATCACCATTTCTACTTGGTATCTTTACCATATTGTGTGGTTCTCTTAATGACATTACTGCTATTTGAAATACTTCTTCTACGTTATCGCCACGAAATGTTATCATTTATATCTCCCTCTTGGTGTACCTTGTCCTAAACGGACTCGTTCATATTTATCAAACTCACAAAGACTATGTTCTATCTCTCTCATCTCCATAACTGTAGCTATCTCTGGTGGTAAAAAATTATGTCTCCAATAAAATAAAGTTAACATATCATCGTTCCATTTATGTTTAGAACTTTTCCAATCCAACTCTCTACCAAATATTCTATTTAATCCTCTCATTGCTCCTGGACCTGCATTAGCCCAAGTTTTTATATCTTTAGCTGAATTTAGAAACATCGTATGTCTTAAATCAGTAACAAGTTCATATGCCATAAAATGACCTAAATATGGAAATTCTTGAAAGAGGATATGAGCACGTCTCAAAGTTTCTGTCTTTTCTATTAATTCTTCTATTATACTTTTTCGTTCATCCCATACCTTCTCTATACACCAAATAACACCATCAACTTTATCCATACCATTAGGTGTTTTTATTATATAACCCCCTGTAACATACTTCTTTTGTTTCTTAATTTCTTCTCTGGCAAGTTTAGGATCCCAGTCAATATGAAGATTATGTTTTAATAAAGTTTCTCCAGTTTCAATAAGATTAAACCAACGAAAGATAACAGTAGCCATAAAAACTTCTTCTTGGTTATGGAGAGGTTGTCTCATGTTCTCTCGAAACCAAACAGTTGTCTTATCGTTTTCTCGAAACGGATTAGTAAATCGATACTTATCTAAAATCTTATCCGTTGTCCAAGGACGAGGAAGACCTTGTTCTTTTTTCTTAAAGATATCATGTCTTTCCTCGATCCACCAGAAAAACCTTTTAACAGGATCCATTACTTCTTCCTTAGATGCCAATTAACATTATTAGCAGTTTCAGGATAAGCCGTAGCTAATATTACTCTTTGCCAATGCTTATCGAATCTATTTTTAATATCGTCAATAACATTTTGTGACCACCTCATATTAGCACGGTGGTTTTTATTAAAATTATTTGTTTGGGTAAAAGTTCCATAATGACGTTCTAATACGAAATGTTTTTCTAATAAGTCTTTTAATTCTTGATAGCCCCACTCATAAACATGATCTTTAGGTAATTTATCATTAGACCCATCGTGGTTAGGTGTTGATATATATGCAATACCTCCTGGACGTAGCTTTCTAGCAGAAGCCTCAATCCACGGTTCGATAAACTCTCTCCCCATATGTTCTATAACTTCCGTTGTCATAAAGACATCTATAGATTCATCTTCTACTGGAGGTTCAGGATTAGTTGTTAAATCTTGTAGAACTATTTGACCTCTATTAGAAGTCATAGTTTTAAACCACTGGTGTTCTGTAACAGGAAGATCATCGTCTACCCACCAATCATCTAAACATGCTGGATCTATATCCATACCAACATAACTATTTACAATCTCTGACTTAGTAGAAACAAAGGCTTTATATAAATAACGAAGTGTCCATATTTCCCCACAACCTATTTCTAATATATCAACAGGTCTTCCAAGAGTTTTAGCTTTATCCATTATTAGTTGTCCCATCTTACAAAAACGACTAATATGAGCTAACTCATCTGGTCTCCAGTTTGCCAGTGTCCCTGCACTTGCTATATCCATTCTTGTGTTTTTAGAGTTATTTGCATTTACTGCAAGTTTTCTTCTTATCGAAGCCATTGCTTTCTCCTATTCATAGTTGATGTAGTTATTTGCTAACATTGTTTTATGGTAGTGCTTATATATTCTGTCAACAGGTTGAGTAGTTTGAAGTTTCTTACTCTTTTTTATAATAGGAAAAAAGTCTTCAATACTTACAGGCTTTCCATGTTTCTTTAATATATCTAATATCACTAACATTTGTGATGCACCCTTTTCTGGGTGCTTATTATAAACAATTACTGCCTCTGGGTCAAATCTGTATAAAGATTTTTTTACTTCCTCAGAGTTAGAACTTTGTTTAATAACTTTTTGTCTCCAGTTAACTGCTTCTTCAAGTTCTTCTGGGTGCCAAAATCGAAAACATCCAGGCATATACTCTTGCCAATAGCCGTCAGGAAAAGTAATCTTTGATTTTTTATCTGTCATATTCTAACTTTCTAAAAATTTACTATATTATGATAGTATAAATAATTTATTGTATAAAGAAAAAACTACTCATATCATAAAGTATTTATTGGTAACTGGCTGAACGATATGTAAGTTTTGTTTAGCCCTAGTTAAACCTACATAAAAAACTCTAGTGTCATCGTCAGGATCTTTTTCATAAGCCCTCCAAGTTCTATGAGGCATATCTGTCATAAGAACAACATTATCTGCCTCACCCCCTTTTGCAGAATGTATTGTAGATAAAGTAATTCTTGGCTTTTTAGTTATCTTTTCACCTAATCTTAACATAGCCAAAATATAACTTCTTTCATGAACAGATAACCCAGTAAACATATCGTGCCATATCTTAGGTTCAGGAAGTTCTGCTAATTGTTGTACTTCTTTTAATGTTAATTTTTGTGAGGGATCAATATTAACAAATGCTTTTCTTTTTGATCCTCTTATATAAGGAACTAATTCTTCTGCTTGATCAGGAAAGATAAACAACCCTTTTCTTAAATTTTCCCAGTTTTTTACTGCCTCTATCTTTTTCTTAGAAATAGATGGATTATTCTTTCTTTCGAAATATACACCAAGACCTCTACAATGTGCTTCTATTTCATTTAATAAATAGTTAGAACGAGATAGTATTAACCATTGACCAGAGGAGATATCAATATGTTCGAAACTTGCTTCGGTGATTACATTACCAGCCTCTTCCCTCGGACTCCAAGTTTTTTGTGTTCTTGTCTTAATACGACCTATCACTTTATTAGCTACACTAAAAACACTCTGAGGGATTCTATAACTCTTTTCCAAAATTCTAGCATCGTTAGAGATATTAATCAAGAAGTTTACGTCTGCCCCTGCCCATCTAAAGATAGCTTGATCATCATCACCAGCAATGTAGACTCTCTTAGATTTTTGTGCGAGTATCTTTACTAATTTCCATTGTAAAGGACATAAGTCTTGTGCTTCGTCTACAAACATAACATCTAAACTAGGTGCAAGTTCCTTTTGTACACACATATCAAGCATATCAGTAAAGTCGTATAACCCTCTTGCTTGTTTAAATTGATACAAGCCTTTTGAAAACCGTTCTAATGTATGCCAATCTATATCTTCGTCATAATGTTCTTGCCACTCGGCTCTTAAATCATGACACTTTAATCTTGCTAATCCTTCTACGAACTTTAACTTATCATCTTTCGATAAAAGAGAAATAGATCCTTCTTCTAGGTTTATATCACCTGTTAAACGTAAACCCATAATATCATTAAACTCTTTATAGTTTGAACGATCCATGACCGAAGTACGAGATAGCCCTAACATTCGGTAACATAAAGAATGTAAAGTTCTAAAATTAGGAATATCTTTTCCTGATAAAGAGAACCTGTTCATTGTTCTTTCTTTACCTTCGTCAGATGCTTTCTTTGTAAAAGCAAAATAACCTATTCTATCTGGAGGTGTTCCTTTTTGCATCTCCATTTCAATTAAGTTAAGAATAGTTGTAGTCTTTCCAGTTCCTGGAGGTCCAAGAATAATAGACCAAGTAGAAGGATCAACACTCAAAATGGATCCTCCCCCATATTTGGTAATTCGTAGCCCTCATCTTGTGCTTTAAATTCTGGGACATACCAAACTGTTACACCTTTACCTTTTACATGAAAGAAATGATCCCCACCTCCCAGTTCTCTGAGTCGTGCAGCAATATGGTTTCTTCCATAATCTCTAAACTGTTGTCGACTAAAATAGTCTATTAAATCTTTTAATCTAAAAAAAGTTTTACTTTCTTCTGTCCAAGGCTTTCCTAATAATAATTCATCTCTTGATTGAGCCTGTGCTCTCTCAGTACAAAAGGATTCTAAAAGCTCTTTAAATTGACCATGAACAGATACATCTTCTGGAACTTCGATTATAGATACACTATCTAATAATTGTTGAACGACGGTTCTCCAGTTATTTTGTCTCATAGTTAAAGGCATAAAGTTTAACTCGTCCATGCATCTTCTTTGGAACTTAGTTTGGTTTTGTAGTTCATCTGTAGTTAACTCTATTCGATGACCCTCTACATCTAAAAACCATATAGGTGGTGTTGAATCTTGTTTTTGTAGGTTACTAAATTGTGGTAAGCCCCCAGAAGAACCAACGCCATACTCACAAGTTCTACAAACTGCAGCATTACAATGTGAGGCTATAGGCTGATCATTACATTTATATTGATAATCTTTATTACTTAATGCTTTTATAACTGCTAAAACTTCTGAAGCACCAAGTGGTGGCTTCATATATTGAAAGTTCTTTTCTTCTACTTTTTTCTCCCAATCGTCAGAAAACTTTTTTCTTAAAAATACACCAACGTCAAATAAACCATTATTCCTAGTTCCTTCAGGAAAGCCCATACTACATAGTATTTTTAAACAAGGTGGTGCACCTTCTAAATCTTTATCAGCCATATCAGCAGAGATAATTTTTAAACTTTCTAATTCTGCTTTAGTTATCGTCTTTTGTTTTGCATATTCTATAAACTCATTTAAATCTGTTATAGCTACACCTGTATCATCATGAGCATAACGAGTAGTCCTCTTTCCACCAAAATATGGCATATTTAAAGTGCTACCTCTATCACCTTTTTCTAATAAAAGTTTTGTTTGTTTAGGAAATATCTCTGCCGTTGCATAACCTAACACAGAAGCAATATCTTTTAGTTTATGTTGAACGATAGCACAACTTACAGGTTCACTAAGAAATACAAATATGTGTGCACCACCAGATTTAGAACGAGCAACTACAAATGGTAATTTATTTGTTTTTATAAATTTAGTTACTAAATCACTATGATTTAAAGGATATTGATCAATATCAATAGCCCCCCATGTACAAGTATTAGTTTCCGTAATCGGTATTATACCAAGAGAATTTTTACCCTCTAAATGGTTTTTCCATAATTCTTGTAGCCGAAGATCATCTATGTCTTCAGATATAATTCTATATCGACCTTTTTCTTTTCCTACACCATTTCCCTCTTCTGGAGCATATGAACCATATGCCTTTCTCAACCCAGAAAAAAGAGTAGCAAAATCTTTTACTATTTTAGTCATTATGTCTGCGATTATGTAAAAATGAAGTTGGTATTTTATTTACTTTACCATAATCTTGTTCTCTTAAAGCCCTTGGATCATCTTCAAACCGTTCATGTTCTTCTAATTCTACAGGAGTTTTCTTTGCATTATCCTTCCATAATTTTCTCTGTAAATCAACTATAGAATTTCTATATCTATAACCTTTTGATCTACCCTTAATTTTGCTATAGCTTGTAGTCATATCTTTCTCCGAATGGTAAAAGGGGGCTTTCGCCCCCTTGATTAAAACGGTACTTCGTCATCTTTAGGTGTTGAGTCTTCGTTAACTTCATCCTGTTTAACTTTTACATCACCAGCACGAATACTTTTCAAAAAGCGACTTGCTTCTAACATAAAGTTTTTCTCCTGTACAGGACCATCAAGACCAATAGACCAACCGTACCATGCACCTCTATCATTTTGCTCAGGCATAGTTTTAGCTAAATAACGAAACATGAATAAAGGTGCTTCAACTAATTCACCTTTACTATTTTTTACACGTCTCTGTTTCATTTGGCTTAACCATTTTCTAGCTTTACCTAATTGAGTAGAGGACATGGCTATGACGGCTTGTTGCCATTCGGTTTCTTCTTTATTAGTAACCATAACATAAAACTGTGCAGTTTCATCAATATAATTACCATTAGATAAAACAAGTCGATTAGACTCATTTCTAGTACATTCACTCAAGATAGTTCTTTCGTGATCTGGGTTTACTAATCCACCTCCAGCTTCTCTTGGCTTCCATTCGATATATTTTTTCTGATAGTAGACAGGAACAACAATAATTCCTTCTTCTCCACCGATAATATCACTAGTAACAGTATTAAGTATATCGCCTTCTTCAGCACCTTTAATATACTTTCCCTCTGATTTTTTTACTTGTGGACTACCAGATTGTAATATTCTGATAAATGGAATAGCAAAGTCTTCAGAACTTGTATCCTCAAAACCTGTACCATTAGCTAGTATCTCATCATCAATCGCTAAAATTGATGTTTCTTCTTTTCTTGCAACTGCTTTTTCTGACATATTGTCCTCCTTATTTATTTATTTTAGTTACAAACCCACTATAAAGACCAAAAGTAGTTACAGGAATATCTGTTCCTTTTTCCATTTGTTCTTTACAGAAAGAATTTAAAGTTGAGTGGTGAACTGACTCTTTAGTAGTAGTATCAATACCTAATGTATCAAGCTGACTTAATACTTCGGTAAATCTATTATCCCCTCTACCAAATTTACAGTTTATTTCTTTTTTAATAATTTCACCAAAACCATTATCATCTAACCAAGCATGTGCTTCTTTTGCTCGGTCTTTTGATATATGAGCCCTTACGAAAGGTTCAACCTTAATTTTAGTTCCATCACTTAACTCAAAACTAGAAAGCCCTACCTCTGCTAAAAGATCAGGTATTTCTTGTTCGGAGATCATTCTTATCCTCTCCTTAAAAGTCTTAATCGACTCTTCATGGACTTTGACATCTTTTTGTCGTGCGATAAGTTCGTTTGCCAATCTGCTCAACCTGTTTAATTCATCAGGTGTTGCTTTGACATTTATGGTGTTTATAGCCTCACCACTGAGGATATCGTCAAGATTGTTCATCATACTCTCCAAAGTATTTTAGGTTAATATTGATGGGAAGATACATTGCTTCTTGTCTATCCCACTTTAACATTTTAAACTTTCCAGCATTAATATGAGATGCAATACTACAGGCTATGCCTATTGCAGCAGGATCCCCCATTAATAATAGATAGTCTTCGTCTGAAAAACCATTTAAGCCTTCCCTTAGTCTTGCGACTGTCGGAGCAGAACTTAAAACGATTTGTCTGTTGGGTGGAAGTAAAACTTTAATATTACCAAATTTTCTAGCACCAGATATATTCTTAGTACCGAAATCTTGTACAACATATACAGTTGCTTGTTTTGTATTTTCCATTCTACTTTCTCCTAACTTTTACTATACTATACTTTATTAATATAATAATAAACCTTTATTTTATGCAACATAGTCATGTTTAAAAGTTTTTATTATTTTATTTTTAAAAAAGCTCGTCATAATCTCATAATATCATAAGAATGTAGTTAAGCCTTTGTTTTTACTATATAACTGCTCTATGAGATTTTATTTTACATTATCATAGATAATGGGTCGTAAGGAACTTTTTTCATAACTTTTATATATCTCACTAGATATTTATATAGTATATTAATTTTTAGAAAGAAGAAGGAGACATATTTTGTTTACGTTCAAAACTAGACCGTATAAACATCAGCTTAATGCATTAAAAGAATCTTGTAATAAAGATGAATATGCATTGCTTATGGATATGGGAACTGGTAAATCGAAAGTCTTAATAGACACTATAGCTTATCTATATGACACTGGAAAAATTAATTCAGCGTTTATATTAGCACCAAAAGGTGTTTATAAAAACTGGGTAGGGCAAGAAATACCTAATCATCTTCCTAACCATATAGAACATAAGATGGCATATTGGTCTTCACCATTAACAGAAAAAGTAAAAAAAGAAATAGAAGCAATATGGAAACCAGATTTTGATTTACAAATATTTGTAATGAACATTGAAGCTCTGTCTACTAAGAAAGGTTTAGAGATAGCCAAAAGATTTATCTTTAATCACAAAAATGGAATACATAACGAAGGCACATTATTAGCAATAGATGAATCTACTGTAATAAAAAACCATAGGGCAAAAAGAACTAAGAATGCAATAGAGTTAGGAAAGTTAGCGAAGTATAAAAGAATATTAACAGGTTCACCAATAACTAAATCACCTTTAGATCTATATTCGCAGTTTGCTTTTTTAAGTGAAGAACTATTAGGATTTAGATCGTATTATTCTTTTTGTGCAAGATTTGCAGATATGATAAAAAGATCTGCAGGATCTCATCAGTATAATCAAATATTAGGTTTTCGTAATTTAGACGAATTAACAGAACTAATAAAGCCTCATTCTTTTAGAGTAACAAAAGAACAATGTTTGGATTTACCAGAAAAAATTTATACTCGTAGAGTTATAGAACTAACCCCTGAGCAAAAAAAGATTTATCAGGATATGAAGAAGAATGCAGTTACCCAATTAGATAATATGGAACAAGTTACTGCAAACGCAGTTATAACACAACTATTAAGACTTCATCAAATAAGTTGTGGTTTTGTAAATACAGACGATGGCTCTTCTGTTGAAATAAATAATAATCGACTATCTGAATTAATAAGTATATTAGAAGAAGTAAATGGAAAAGCTCTAATATGGGCGAATTATAGACACGATATACAAAAGATAGAACAAGAGCTTAGTCGTATTTATGGTGAAAACTCTGTAAGGAGTTATTATGGTGATACTCCAGGAGAAGAAAGACAACAGATTGTAGAACAGTTTCAAACTGATGATACTTTACGTTTCTTCGTAGGACAACCAAGAACTGGAGGTTTTGGTCTTACTCTAACGGCTGCTAATACAGTAATTTATTATAGTAATAGTTATGATCTTGAGATAAGATTGCAATCAGAAGATAGAGCACATAGAATAAGTCAAACATCGAAAGTAACATATATTGATTTAGTTGCAGAAAAAACTGTAGACGAAATTATAGTAAAATCGTTAAGACAAAAAATAAACTTAGCTACCCAAGTTTTAGGAGAGGACTGGAAAAAATGGCTGATATAATTGAAAATTTTAAAGATATAAGAAAATATAAAAGCTATACTCAAAAAGAATTAGCTGATGGTACAGGTGTTAGTGAGATAGCTATATACACTTGGGAATCTAAAATGAGGCAACCTACCCTGAGTAACTTTAATAAAGTTTTAAATAAAATGGGATTTGAATTACATATTAGACCAATAGAACGAGTATCATATGATGAGGTAAGCAATGGATATTAATAGATTAAGAGTAGAAATAGAACAAGATGAGGGCTGTAAATACGAGATCTATTTAGACCATCTTGGTTTACCCACTTTTGGAATTGGACATTTAGTTACTGAGTGGGATGAAGAATATCAAAAACCTGTAGGCACAGAAATATCTGAAGATAGAGTAAATTCTTGTTTTCAAGCAGATATTCATACAACGATAGATGAATGTAAAAAACTCTATCCTAACTTTCTTGATCTACCAGAAGAAGTACAACTAATCCTTTGTAACATGATGTTTAATATGGGTAGACCTCGTCTTTCTAATTTTAAGAAAATGAATGCTGCAATCGCAGATGGTGATTGGATGGAGGCATCAATCCAAATGGAAGACTCTCGTTGGGCTAAACAAGTTCCTAATAGAGCAAACCGTTTAATAAAAAGAATGGAAGATGTTGCCGTTAAGGAACAAATAGCTACTTAGTTAAGCCTTTTTCTTTCTTTTCTTTAATACAGTTTTTAATGTTTTTGCTTGTTTAGCATGTAAAGCACTAGCTTTTTTTAAACCTTTTATAACCTTGTTTATTTTCTTTTTCATTTAGTTAATCCTTTCTGTTTCTCATATGTCCTTAATCCTCCTAATCCTAGCATACCCATTAAGACTGTCATAAGACTTCCCATATCAAAAGTTGGAAGATCAGGTATAGCTACACCTATATAGGCACAAAGGAACATGGTTACTGGAGCAAGAACGAAGTGCCAACATAAAGCTATACCACACGTCCAACCAATAAATGGTCTCCACCCAGCAACAAATATAGACTTATGTTGAGCTTCTGCTTTATTTATTGCTAATTGTCCTTTTGCTAATTCTTGAGCATGATTCTCTGCCATAGTTGCCACTTCATGTGCCAACTTATTTTTCATATCTTTATCTTCTATAAATTTTCCTAGAAGGTTACTTACTGGTCCTATCAACGCTGTTAACATTGTTATCTCCTTTATGTTCGTGTCCCATCCAAATACCGAAAACACCTGTCATAACACCCATGACAACCGATACAAAAGCTGATTGAGAAGCAGTTGGTTCATCTAATGCCATAAACCATTCTGCACATCGCCAAGACATTATTGTACTTACAAGCATCATTAATCTAGGAAGGATCTTCCATTTTAAAAAAGTTTCTACACTCATTGCATCAATAACTCATTTAATCCAAAGCCCTCTAATAAAATAAGGGTAAAAAACAATAATAAAATTCCACCTGCAATTAGTTTACCAGAAAAGTTTGTTGAACCAATTTTTATTGCAACGAATTCGTTACTTAATATTCTTAAAGATAACTCAAAACTGTTTTCGTCAATCTTCATGTTCCATGGTTTTTCATACGTTTTCTTTGTATCTAATTTTTTATCGGTCATTTCTTTTTCTTCTTTAGCTTTTTAAAATCAGCTCCAGTGATTTTATTTCTTGGAGGAGCGACTCTTGCTATCTTCATCTGCTTTGGTGATAGCTTCTTTGTTTTCTTTTTTTGTTTTCCAGTAGTATTCATCTGTATCTCCTAATCTAGTATTGTTACCATTTTCTACTTGATAATATATTGTGCTTACTTTAAAATCAGGTGTAAAGGGTTTTTCTGGGGTTAATGAGTTATCATATATTCTCATTCTATTATTAGGGTATAAACAATATTGCCCATTATTTAATTCTAATAAATTAAAAGATTTATGTTCATCTGGTTGTTCACTTGTACTATAATCTATTGTATCTGGATCTCTATGATAATTATCTAATGTACAAATATAGGTTCCAGCTTGGAATCCATGATCTCTAGTAAATGCCTCAAAGTCCATCGATCCAATAAATTGTTTATATATACAAGTAACATCGTAATCCATACAATTCCAAAACTGTAAATTAGGTAAAGACATATCAGGATCAGGTTTTGATGGTTCTGATAAAAAAGCACTTATTGGTAATTTATCAAACATAGCACCATAATCAGGAAGATACGTTTCAAAATAAAAAGCACGACCAGGAATAGATTTAGCACTAACCCAAATACCTTTTACATACTCACCATGACCTGATTCATGATCCATGAGATATTCTTTTCGTACCCAGACATGTTGAGCTGGAAGATTACATATTAAACTAGACATTAAGTTGTTTTCCTTTTTCCTCGAGCTTTTCTTATTGCTTCTTTTCCTCTTTTAAAAATACTAGCCACTTGTGTTTTTCCCATTACTTTAGCTCTTTGCTCACCGACTGTAAGTATTTGTATCTTTCTCGCATATGGCTTATTGATTTTTTTAACTTTTGCAACTGTGTTTCTTGCATCTGTTGGGGTGGCAAACTTGATCCTAACTGTGTCTTTAGGGTTTTCATCCGTGTATAAGCGTCTCCCACTGCCTTTTGGTTTTTTTCCTGTGCCAACTTTAGGATCTTTCTTCTTTTTACTCATTTAGCGATACTCCTTAGACTCTCCATAATATCATCTATATTTGGCTCTTTACCGTTAGGGTTTAAAACACACTTATATTTTTTAGGACAACCTACTCGAATATCTGTAAATTCAAGTTCATATGTTTTATTTGCCCCACGATATATACAAGCCATTTTATCTTTATAAACTTTTTGTTTCATTAACCTACAGGTTGTCATAGTTGGTAAAACTATTTCACCTCGTTGTATTTTTTGTTGCCTCGTATATTCTTTTGAGTATGCTTTGAAATATAAAGCTGCAACAATACCGAGAACAGCAATAACACAAAATATAATACCCATAGTTTGTAAGGCATCTATTATCTCCTTTTGTTTTTGTCTTGCTTCTACCTTTCGTAAGCGTTCAGCTTCTTTTGCTTCATTTATTCTATTTGCTCGTTCTGCTATTATTTGATCCCATGCAGTTGGACCAAATCGCATATTTATAATCATCTTTAATTCATTACGTTTTTCTTCTAATAACTTTCTATCAATAAAATCATTAGCTGTAGATTCAATACCAAACTGTTCTTTTATACCAACTTTACCACCTTTTTTGTTCATTTGAGCTTCACCCTCAAAGAACCCATCTATTTGTTTAGCTATGCCTTGTATGTCTTGAACAGTGGAGATATTTTCTTTTATAAAGTCAACGCTTTTCTTAACTAATGCTATGCCCGTGAGAACTTCTGCAACAACCATAAATGTTACCTATTTTGTAATTCTTTTAATATTTCCTCTGCAGAAGACGGTTTAGGTACGTTCATATCTTCATCAAAAGGTGCAGATCTATCTCCTCCAAAATATATTCTTCCTAATGTTTGAATAGCTGCAGAGTGTCCAGGAGATAGTTTCGATGCTTTTGCCATTGCTGCTAACTTATCTGGATCAATTAATCCTTGTACTAAAGCATCTTCTCTTGCTCTACCTCTAAACTTATTTATAAAAGTTAATATTCTTCCTGGACGAGTAAACACACCAACAACACTTCTTGCAAATGTTGTTAATAAATCAGTTGGCTGTCTAGCTTGTTGAGGACTAACATCAGTTAATGCAGGTTTTAAAGCTGTTAAAACTTTTTCTAAATTAGTTACATATTGATCACCAAAAGTTTGTTGTAATTTATTTTTATTCTTTTGAACATAAGGCACTAATAATTCTAAATTTGGAATCATTACATTACCTTTTGGTATCACGTGTTGTTTAAGAGGATCCAACATATCTCTATAAACTAAAGATTTAAATGTTTTCAATAATTCAGTATTTTCCTTTATAATTGGAAAGGCTTTATTAAAAGGTGAAATCTCGTCTTGTTTCCATACTAAATCAAATAAAGTTTCTGGTTTATCTAATTGTCCTCCAGCAAGTCTTAAATCTTTTTCTATAAGATTATAAATAGCTTTTTTCTCTGATTGTACTTTTACTACTTGATCTGCAAACTCTCGAACAGAACCAGAATCTAATGCAGCTTTTGATGCAGGAGATAAATACTCATCAAAGACTGATTTATAATCATCTAAAAACTTATCATGTGCTGCTTGATTTATTGATGTAATCTGACCATCCTTATTTCTTTTTACTACAGCATCTAGCCATTTTTTACGAACTGTATCTCCTATATATTCAACTAAATCAGCATTTTTTGGATTAGCTTTTAATTCACTAGCTATTTCTAAAACGGCTGTCTTTCCTGTTCGATCTGGTTTGAATAGAATGTTAAATGCAGCTTCAGGGTTTCTTGCGTTCCTTAATTTAGCTATAGAAGATATTTTAGCATTTCTAAATTTTTTAGCAAAATCTGCAAAACCATCATCTAGAACTTTTAATTTTTCTGCCATTTCTGATGGAGCGTTCTTTCTTGTTATAACTCTTGTTCTAGCTTTTTCTAAAGCATCTACCATTTTAGAAAGTGTTTCTGGATAAGGTGAATCTTGTCCAGATAGAGATTTTAGATAAGCTCCTCTTTCTAATCTTCTTAAATCTCTTAGGTTTTCGTTTAATGTTCGTAACGAAATATTTTTTACTGTTACTGCTGAACCTTTTTCAGCAAGTATAAAAGTGTCGTATATTTTATCTATTAATGCTCTTTCTTCAGAATTTACAAAAGCTCGGTCTTTAAAAGTCTTTTTTAATTTTACAACTTCAGTAGCTAATTCAGATGGCTTTATTCCACCTTGACCAACTATAGTAGAATCAATACTTATACCTGTTTTATTTTCCCATGCTTTGTATAAACTTTCATACTCTTTATCAAAATTCTTTTGAGTATTAGAATAAGATTCTTGTATTGCATCTTGTGCTGTCTTTCCTATAGTAGAAGCATCAGCAACATTAGGTGGTAAGTTTACTAAATCATCTAAACCTTTTTCTACATCTACCAGTTTTTGATCAGTATATTTTTCTAGTTCAAACTTTAATCCTTCTGCGTTTTGAACAGTTTTCTTTTGAACACCTTCGCCTAATTTCAATAAAGTTTCTTCAGTAATTTCTGCTCCAGTATCAACACCTTCACCTGCTGCTTTTTCAAACTTTTCTTTAGCTAATATTTGAGCCATGAGGCTTGGATCTGTAATCGCTGCTCCAGTTTCAAGATCAGGAGAAGTAGCAACAAGTTTTTCTTCTCTTGCTAATTTACCAGAAAGACTTGCCATTTGTGTTTTTTCTAAAGCAGAAAGACCAGAATCTTCAGACGCTAATTTTGCAACCTGAGCAGAAGTAGGAACTACTCCTATTTCTTCTGCACTTTGTTTTGCTCCTGATTTAGTATAGGAATCATAGGCTTTTAGAAAACTTTCTTCATCTAAATCAAAACGTAAGCCTTGTGGAACTAAACCTAATTTAGATAAAAATGGTCTACCAAACTTATATAATAAAAGACCACCTGTTCCACCTAAAGCACTCCACTTAGCTGTATTTAAAGCTGTATTTAAAATATCGTCATCCGTTACATCAGGTGATAAAGCACCTGTACTTCTAGCTACTTTTAATCTTAATATTTCTGTTCCTAATGCAGCTAATGATGCAGCACCTATTTGAGCTACACCTGTTTGACCTATTCCTGGAATAAATGTTGTTCCTACACCAGCTCCTATTTCAGCTAATATAGTTGGTATATCTCCTGCTAAATCAGCTAAATCTCCTGTCATCATATCTTTAAAACCAACAGGATCAAGAACATTATATTTTCCTTGATTAGATGGATCTTTATATTCTAAACGACCACTTTGAGGTCCAACTCTTAAACCAAAGTCATAATTATCTGTTATAAGTCCTTGTTCTTTATAATAATTATTTAAATGAAATAAGACATTTTTCTTTTGTAAATCTGGATCTGATACTTGACCAAAACTTATTAAGGCTCGAACTGATGTTGGTGCACCTTTATTCAAGATCCCTGCTTGTTCCATATCTAGTTCTGTATCAGATTTTAAACTAGTATCAGTAAAACCAACTGTATCTACACCTTGTTCCATAAGTGCTGACTCTGTTGGGCTAAGAATACCTTTTGACTCTAAATAACCTGATGCAGCAGTGGGTAAATTTTGTATTCCTTGAACCGAAGAACTAGCTGATTTTAATCTATTAGTTTCTATTTCATCAAAAATATTTTGTAATATTGGATCTGACACTTAATTATAATCCTAACTGTTGTTTAGCTTTAGCTCTTTCTTCTACACTTAAATTTTCTAATAAATTTTTTATTGTATCTGTTGCTTCTTGAGTTAACTTTCCACTTTGATCAACACCAAATTTTCTAGTGTTTTTTATTAATTGTACAACTTGACTTAAAGCATTACCCCCTAGATTAACATCGTTACCTCCCTCAGTATTAGAAGAAACACCATGAAGTTTTTGGTACTCTTCAAATTTTTGATATGATAAACCTTGAGGAGAAAATTCTGTTTTTCCAGAAAAAATACGTTCATATAGTGTTTTATCAGGAGATAGACGTTTTATTGTTGCAACAGGATCGAATACATAATCATTTTCATTTGCATCTGGATTTCTTTTCTTTTCCATTTTATATGATTTATCTAAATATAAATTCATAGCAACACCTAGATTATTATTTGCTAAATCTAAAGCATTACTTACACCTGAAATTAATTTATCTACGTTTGTAAAAAACGCACCTTCTGATAAATCTTCACCACCTAATGTTCTTAATGCAGCAGCAACGTCTTTATCGGTTAATTTTCCTGTTTCACGACTACCTGCTAATGCATAAGCATAATCCATAACAGCAGACATTAATCTTTGATTGCCTTTTGCTGCTGTTTTAAATGCAGCAAATGTTTTACTTGTATTCCCAGTATTTCCTTCGATTAAATTATCTATGTTTTCACCAGAATACTTAGCTTGATCTTCTGCTGAAATATTAGTAAAGTTAGTTATTTGACTAGATATACCAACAACTCTATTTGCAAAAGTTTCAAATAAACCTACATTCTTTTTTGCCCCTGGACGAGCAAGATTATATAAAATCTTATCTCCAATATATGCAGCACGAACAAAATTTACTTGTCTAGTTTCTAAATCTTTTATAGTGTTTTGTTGTTTTACTTCGTCTAATCCTCCTGGACCTACAGGACCACTATAAAAAGAGCCATCAGGAGCTAAATATGTTCCTGTTTTTTCTGTTGTTGTTAATTTAGTTATACGACCTTTTACTTGATCTATTTCTCTATTTATCACATCTAAAGGACGACCTGCACCCCCCATATTAACAGTTTGTTTTTCTCTTTCAAGAGCTCGTAAACTATCTTGTTCTTTTCTTAAACCAGTTCTATCATCAGGTAATTTTGTTTCTTTTTCTATTTTATCTTCAATTAATTTTAAGTTAGCTAAATCTTCTTGACTAGGCTTTACCATTTTCTTTATTTTCATTCTTTCATCTAGTAATCCTAAATATCCTGTTTTTTCTTTTTTTGGTTCTATTTCTAAATTAGGGGCTTGAGTAAAAAGAGCTTGTTTTGTTTTATTTTTAAACCCTCTTAATATATATGATTTTGATGGATCATATTCACCCCAACCTAAATTAGGATAGGCTTTAGCTAATGCCTCAAATTGTGGTTTAGTATTTATTTTAAATTCACTTTTTACAATATCTGATCCTTTTACATTATCTGTCTTTATACCATTATCTTTAGCTAATGCAAAAATAGCATTTGGTACACCTTTTAGATCAACACCTTTTAAAAACTTTTTATCTTTTTGTATAGCATCAAATAAACTACTACGAACTTCTTCAGGAAAAGTTTTTACTGTATCAGTAACAGCTTTAGCATAATTTTTACCCTGTGTTTCAGCAAACTTATCTTCTTCTAACTCGAATTTTTGTTTATCAAAAAATAACTTACTTAAATCTAAACCTAGTTTAGTTGTATCTTGTAATCTTTTTTGTTTATAAGTTGCATATTGTTTTGCTAGTGCTTTTCTACTTTTTTCATCTTCTCTAAAAACACCAAAAGCAAGTTTATTTATAGCAAGATCTTCTGCTCGTTCTTCTTTTTTCTTTGCTTTTGCAGCAACACCACCTGCAGCAAGAGCAGTTCCAAGTTGTTGAAATGTTGTTTGTCCTGGTTTTGGTGGAGCTAATAATTGAGAACCTATTGCTAAAGCAGCATCTGCCCATGCAGGTGTCTTTTCTGTTTTATCTACACCAAAAAATTTATTTACTTTTGCTTTTGCATCTTCTGGTGTTGTTTTTTCATCTATTAAGTCTTGATATAATTTATCAGCTTTATCGTCTTTAGATAATTTTGATAATGCTCCCATTATTTTTGCTATATCGCCACTACCATCATATAAACCTGTTAAATTAGAATCGACTGTATTTTTATCATCGGTAGCTAAACTTTCTACTTTTGGTTCTGTCTTTGCAAAAAGTTCGTTAGTTAATACTCCTGCTGAGTTTTTTTCTATACTTGCTTTTCCTAACTGTTTTAAATCGTTTTGATTTACTTGATTTATATCGCTTTGCAAAAATCTGGATCTACCTGCTGTTTGAAACAAAGGATCATTTTGATTTATTAATCCAAAAGGTATGCCTCCTCTTTGTTGCATTACTTGCTACCTCCTAAATTAAAATTAAAAGAACCAAGTCCTGATGTCTCTTTTGCAAAAGGTCTATATCCTAATTGTCCTGCTAGTCCTAATCCTGTTGCAGCAACACCACCTATCTGAGAAAGTAATGAAGGAGTAGGTGCTGTTGTCGCAGTAACTGTTTGCGAAGCTGTAGGAACACCTCTTAGTATATCACTAAAGAAACCTAATCTTTGGAATGGTTCGTAGGCTTGTTGTAAATCACCTTGTCTTGCAGCATCAAGTAGAGCTTGAGCTTGACCTTGTTGTAACGATCCTATTCCTAATAAATTTGCTACATCTTGTTGTTGTAACTGTTGTTGTAAACCACCTAATCCTGCTTGCTGTCCAGCTAATTGACCTAATAAACTTCTTTCTCTTATTTGTGCATCAGCTAAGTTCCTCGCTTGTTGTAAAGCAGACTCAAATCCTGCTGCTCTTAACTGACCTGCTGTCTTAGCTTGTTGATCTAAGATATTCGATGCAAGTTCATTTCGTGCAATAGCTTGTCTAGACCCACCGAATGCTCCTTGACCCACGGATTGTGCAGCTAATTGATTTTGAGCTATTTGCCCTTGCCTACCTATATCAGCTAAAGTTGTATCTATTACATTTTGTGTAAAAGGATTCATAAAAGAAGCTATACCTTGTGCACCGAATGTTTGATCTATAGAAGGTCTACCAATCGCTTCTTCAACAGCTTGACTTGCTCCTTGTAAAAAAGGTGCAAAAGTTCCTAATCCTTCTCTCGTTTTTGTTACAGCATCTTGTTGATCTTTGGTAAATCCTGCAACTTTTATATCAGGTACATCTACAGCATCTTGTGATCTTTGATAACTTGATTCTAAAAGTTTACGAGCATAATCCTCTAAAAAAGGAGCTTGTCTATTTATTACGGTTTGTTCAGTTGTTGCCATTACGCCATCCTCGCATTTTTATCTGCTCTTTTTTCGAAAGCTCTCATGATTCCTTCCATAACCACAGCACCTCTATCAGGATTATTTTGTCCTGTAGGATCAGCTCCTGCGACTGATTTTCCTGTATTTATAAACTCTGTATTAGATACTCTTACTGGAATAGAATCGCTTATTGGTGTTCCTGGACCTTTAATATAACCACCTCCAGCAGCATTTAAAAACATTTGTCTACTAAGAATATTATTTAGTAAAGCCTCATAATCAACGTCTGCTAATAATTTTTTAGGATCAGTTGGTGCATCCTGTTTTTCTAATCCAAATAAAGCACTTTGTGGTGGAGGTGTTAGTTCAGGTGGTAATTCAGGATTTTCACCTCTTGCTAATGCAGCATAATAATTATCTACTATTTGCTGTCTTGACAATCCATCCCCCTCTGGCTTTATAGGTTCAGCTAATTTTGCTATTTCTTTCCCTACTAGTGGACTTAGTCCTGCTGTAACAACTTGTGGTATTGTTGCTCCTGCACCTGATAAGACACTTCCAGCAGCAGATGTTCCTGTTTGGAATGCAGCAGGAGTAAATGCTTGTCCTGCACCTGTTACTGACCCTATTGTTGGAACACTACTTGTTCCACTAATTCCAGCTACTGCTTGATCTATTTCAGGAGCTACATACTTTCCACCAACATAAGCAACACCAGCATTTATAAGAGCTTTATCTACAGGCTCACCTGCTGCTAATGATCCAAGACCAGATCCAATAGCACCACCTATTCCAGGAGCTATAATATTACCAACTATCGCACCAATCGTAGGAAGAAATCTTTTTAATTTTTTAAAGAAAAATTCTGGCTGTCCAGTATTAGGGTTTATAGAATTTAGAGCATTACCAACAACATAACTTTCAGGTTGGTCTATACCTACTGCTCTCATCTGTTTAAAAATATCTTCTTTTAATTTAGGATTGCCTTCTAATACTTCTTTAGGGATAACTGTTTCGCCTTCGGCAGCATGAACAATATAAGTGTCCTCAAACCGACCTAAACTTGCTAACCCTCTAGCTTGGTTTTCATACGGAGCAATCATGACAATACCATAACTTATAATAATTCATTTTACAATCCTTTTATCTAGATTCTTGATATAGCACTTGTTGTTACCCTTGTTTTAGATAACTCTTGAATACTTGCTACAACATGCAATCTATTTGCTGTTGCTGCTTGAACTTTCAATACTTCTCCACTTTGTAAAATCAAATCTTTTGATAGTAATTCTACAGTAGTATTAGCTCCCACTGATTTTACTTTAAATAAACTAAACGTATCACTACCACTTACAAGTGTAACTGTTATCGTATCTGCATTACCACTATCTTCTGATACTAATATTGAGTTTACAACGGCTGCATTAAAATCGGCATCACTAGGAACTGTAAACAAAGTCGTAAGATCCGTTGTGGTTAAATCTACCTTTGCGTTTGTAACACCTTGAATATATTGAGGAATACTAGTGATTAACATTAACGTCTACCATCCTCCCTAATATCTATTCTTGGTGTGCCTAATTTATATTTTGTTCCCAGCGATGTAGAATCAATTCTTAAAGCAAAAGATCTACCTCGTAAACGATAATTTAATTTTTCTGTAAACTGTTCAACAGGACTTGTTGCAGATCGTTGAGTCGTAGCTTGTGTTGTTTCGTTAAAATCAGCTCCAGGATTATTTCTAGACTTCATTGTAAAGGCTACATCAGGATTCACACTAGTAGAACCATTAAATGTTATATCAGGTATAACTTGTTTTATAAATAAAAATTTATCACCATCTCCTATATCAATAGCTGATGATTCAATAAACGATGTCATAGCAGAACCGTCATCATCAAACCCTACTTCATGGTTGTAAAGATATTGATTTCCTGTTGCTTGTGGTAGATTTCTAATACCCCTGTCAAGCCATGCTTGTCTTGCGAGAGTTCCATAATACCAAACTTTTTCTAAATAATTATAAGCAACATATTTATCTACGACTGTCCCACCAGTAGAAGATGGATAAAACCACAAGATCTCACTAAACTCTGAATTAAGTCCTACATGTACTTTATCACGTTCTTCAAAGTTAAAATCTAAAAATACTTTATCTTTTACAGTACAAGGTAATTGTATTGTTTGACCACCAGAGTAAACATAAAAAGTATCTACTCCCATCCAAAATACTGCATCTTCAACAGCTATGGCAGAAAAAGGACTCATAATAGTTATATTTTTTGATAATTCTTGTAAACCAAACGTAAATGGTGGACCTATAAACTTCATGGCGTGTAGCGTTTTATTTGTAAAGACTAATATTTGTTGTTTTGTTTCTACAGCCTGTACAAAGGTAGATCCACCACCTAACCTTAGATCTCCTGCCGTATTTGTAGCAGTCGGAAAAAAATCTACTGGGTTTTCTTGTGATGAAAAACGTATTAATAATGGATCTTGTACACCATTACCTTGTGTAGCAGACGAATTTGCACCTAATCCATCACAACCAAACACGATAACGTGTCGATCTTGATCTGATACAAGAACTTGTTTAGCTATCGTAGGCACACTAGTTTCTCCAGAATATGTGCTTGTTGCACTAAGTTCAACAGCCCTAGTACCTAAACCGTTTGTTTTATCCCAATAAAATAAACCACCATCTCTTGGGTTTATTATAATATCTTCACCAAAATTATCATGTGACCATAATCTAATTTGTGCTCCAGGAACCGTGACACTTGCTGCATTACCCCAGCCAACAAAGTCATTAGCAGAATCTGCATTACCAACTGCTAATCTTACAAGTGTATTATCTGCATGTGTTGCTGCATCTGTGCCACTTGCACCTCTGGTTGATGGACCTCCACCAGTTCCTAACGTATTAGAACTTATTGTGCCTACCGTAATAAGTTCTTCTTCTATTAAAATTAAATCACCAGCCGTAATTCCTGTTGCACTGTCCACATCTATTTCAGTTTCACTTGCGTCCAAGGCTTCATTAAGTTGTGTTGCTAAAGCACCAGAGG